TCTCTTTCACACGGATAGTGAACTGCGGTGTGATGAAGTTGCGGTCCTGAGCGGTGTAGTTGGGCACGCGGCCTGTGGCATTCCAGAAGGTCCACTTGCGGTACCCAGTGATGCCGCTCGTGTCGTTGTTGCCCTCTGCATACTTGGCGACATACAGCTCGACGATCACGGGACTGGGCTCTTCTCCAAGCCTCGGAGCGCTGTATTTGTTATTCTCGTAGGTACCTCCGGCCAAGAGTGCGAGGGCTTCTCCGGGCAGGGTGGCATTCGTAAAGGAAAGCTCGACTCCGATCAGGGAGGCCGGCTCTTCGACAGTACTGAGCAAGCGGTCCCCACCTCGCAACTCTGTGCGCTGGCCCTCAATCCACTGGTGGTTGATGCCGCACTGCTGCGGAGTCTCGAAGCGAGCGGACTTACCGTCCTCCGTCTTTTCTAGCCCTGTCGAAGGATCAATCTCATAGACGATCATCAATTTGCAGCCGTAAAGGATGTCCATCTATCTTCTCAGCTCCTTTCTCATTACTTCCCAACGCATGGGATTCTGAACTCGACCATGCGAGTTATGGCGTTTAGGTCAGGGTCCTGGAAGTCCTGACCTGTGTGAACCCACTCAATCTCAAACATGTGACCTTCGCTCGTTGTCAGGATGGCGCCTGACAACAACTGCTTTATCTCCGCCACGGCCTTGTCGACCGCAACGAAGCTGCCGGGGGCGAAGTAAGGCCAGATGGTCAACTCGCGAAAGAACCCCCTATTGCTCAAAGGGGCTCTCATTTCTTCGCCAAGCTTGATGACACCGTAGGGCTTCTTAGTGTCCTTATTGGGGGCACCCGATTGATACCAAGACGTGATGGACTCGCAGTTTTGAACCAGGTATTGATAGAGGGCTGCCCTCATCCGGACATCACCCTTTTGGCATCTTCCAGGTAGTCAGCCACGAAACGCCTGACCGTGGGCAGGAGGATGGCGAATCGCCCTTGGTTGGCGAGTTCCAAGTACACGCCGTAGTCCACGGTATGGGCGACACGAGTGATCAAGGACTGGTCCCGCATGATGGAGTATCCAAAGAGGCCCTGGCGGGCGTTCCCGGTCCTGTCCTGCCACCTCTTGTTGGCTTTCGCATAGGCTTCCATTCTGGCCGCATACTGTTCGCTCAAAGCAAGCAGCGCCGCCTTTTGCCTGTCGGCCAAAGCCATGAGATTTCGGTTCACTTGATCTGCCCCGGGCAATCACACCACCTCCTCCACAACGCACTGATACGAGACGATCTCGCCCAGATAGCGAACGGGGTTCACCACTGCCACTCGGTGGTGGACCCTGCCAAACTCAAAGGTGTCGCCGGCCTGCACATCTGCATCCCATGGGCAAATCATCTCTCGGTTGTTCACCTGGAGTGTCCCGCCGTCCTTCACGATCTCTTTGGAGGAACTGTTTCCGAGGAAGAGCCGGAAAGTCTGGGGGATCAACTGTGTGTCTTCATCCGTCCATCCGCCTGCACCATCATCAACCCGCTGGCGCCTTGTAAGGACGATCTCGCATGGGTTGATGGCTATGGCCTTCAGAGTGAGTTCTCTTCGCTTCTGAAGGTCCATGTTACAGCACCTCTGGAGCGGCTATGCGCAGGATGCAGCTGCCCGTCTTTTTCTTCCCGAGCTCTTCCTGCTCACGTCGCTGGAAGTCCTCAGCCATCGTCTGTGCATGGGCAAGCCGATCCTTCAGTTGGACGTAGCGATACGTTTCCTGGCCCGTCCGGGTCTCCTCGATATCGCCCATCTCTTTCTGGATCATGGCTGCCTTGATGCTCCAACCAAGCGATGCCGCTCCGTAGATGGTTTCAGAGTCATCAAGCAACACCTCAAGCTCGGTGTCGGAGAAGCGGGTGTCATCTTGACTGCCGCCTGGCGGGATCTTCTCGTCCAGGTACAGCCTGAGCTTCACGATCGCCTCTTGTGTTGGGGTCATGTTATCACCCCTTCAAATGGTCATTGATCAACCTTGCCAGTTCTTTCTTGGTGGCACTGGCCTTGTACTTGATACCGTACTCATCGGCCATAGCTCTCAGCTGTTTAGCCGTGAAATCGTCTGGGCTGACAAAGCCGCTTGCGCCGGCGTTATCCCCCGAGGGAGTCTCCATCACCGCCACTTCGCTCTGGCCGGGGTCTTCCCCTATGCCGGCGAAGTGAGGACAGCGGAGATCCAGCTTCTTGCTCTCCTCCGTCCAACGCCTGGCCTCCAGCTCTGGATGGCACCTCATGGGAGGCATCATCCCTGGATCCGCTGTCGGGACCCAGGGATAATGCGCACAATCAATGCATCTCATGAGTTCACCGCCTAGAAGTCAGGCAGCGTGATCTCCTGGACGTTCTCGGGCAGAGCTGCGAACACGCCGCGGCGTGCACGGCCCACGATCTGAGCCTCGATCAAGCGAGAGAGATCAGGCATGGTCGCATCGATTCGGAGATCGTGCTTGATGAGCTCCTTGAACCCGCGCTTCGGGCGGATCAAGTATGCCTTGTCGTTCGCGACGCCGTTGTAAGTGACCTTCTTCTTCCCCACCTCGGCTTCCCAGCCGTCATAGGCAATGATTTGCTCAATGCCCGACAGCGGAGGATAGTCGGTGCCGCGGACGTAGAAGCTACCGAGGGCTTCCTGAACATGCTCCAGGCGCTCGCCAGCTACGAGCAGGATGGTACCAGGGCGCTTCTCCTTCCTGGCATCAGCCAATCCCTGCTTTAGGGTCTCGCGGAGGCTGAGGAGTTTGTGGTAGCCGGATGTGGCAGGATTGCCCTCAACATCCACAAGCACCGGATCGGTCTTGTTGGCCTTGGCGTAGCTGTAGGTGATGATGGGACCGAGATGCAGGTGGTTCAGCAGAGCATTGTAGGCCTCGCCAAAGGCACGGTTGATCTCCTCCATATCGAATGTTCTGTTGTACTCAACCATGTCCTCGGTGTACTCGATACCCGCCGCATAGGTGACGATGCGGGCGATCGGGCCTTGTTCGGCTTGCAGGTGCCCGAAGCGGACTTCCTGGCCTTCAATGTGCTCAGCGAACACCACGACACCCCGCTGCGCCCATTTGGCCTCAAAGACCTCGGGGAAGTTGCTGTCTTCCAGGCGCTCGTAAATGGGCGTGAAGAGGACTGGGGTGGCCTCACGGCCAAGCTCCACATCGAGTACGACCTTCTCCATGAGCTCCTTTCGCACCGCGTCGGTGGTGATCATCTCACCCAGCGGACGGTTGAAGGAGAAGACCTCCATCTCACCGTTCACGATGCGCTTGATGGCGGCGTACTCCCTGTGGTTCAACGTAAAAGGCACCTTCTGTTCGAAAGTGCCTTGGCGTTTTGCATCCTTCAGGGTCTCAATGCTGATGACCTTAACAGCCATGTGCTTTCTCCTCCGTTCTTAGGGTTTTTCGCTTACTCGCCGCTGGCCATCAGGCCTGCATCTTCAAGAGCTCCGAGAAGCCCGATAAGCGCGGTCCTGATGGCGTCAATGTCGGCAGTGTCGGAGCAGGTGACATTGGCAGCCACTCTTCCGGCAACCTCATTGATAGCGCCAACCACATTGGTCTTCGCTGTGGTGGTCAGGTCCTGCAAGTCGCCAATCCCCGCTGCGGTCTCGGCAACCTCGTTGATGGCATCCACAAGGGTCTGGTTGTCGGTAGTATTGAGATCATTGAGATCACCGATCACCTGGAGCGCGGTCTCGTTGACGAACCCAGCCCACAGGACGAACCAGATCACGCCGTTGCTATCCTTGGCGTTTGTCACCACGCCGGCGAAAATGCCTGTGGTATCGGTTGTGAACCTCTTGTTCGTGTTGTCCCAATAGACCTTGTCGCCCTTGGCGAAAGTCTTGCTGTCGTCGATCTGGTCGGTTTCGTACTCCGCCACTTCGATGATGAGGATGGCCTTGGCGGTCTCATTCGCCGCGGTCTTGACATCCCTCGTAATCACTCCGAGGAACCCGTCCAGATACGCGAACTGCCCCGCCTTAAGATCCGAATTAGCGGGGACAGAAACCTCGACGCTCTTGCCATCGCTTACCTTGAAGTAACCCTTTTGATAAGTGGTGCTGGGCACCGGTTGGCCTTTGTAAGCCATTTGTCATTCCTCCTTCCAGCTCAATGGACTAAATGGATACGGTTTTTGTGACCAGGTGCTTAGGAGCACCCTCTCCACCGCCACCCTTGGGTGCGGGCGGATCGATGAAGTTCTTGCCCAAAAGACCTTTGATGGTCTCATCGGCCAGGATCTTGTCGATCTCACCGACAATCTGCTCCTTGGCTGCGCCTTCCGGCACATTGAGCAGCTTGGCCACAAGCAGTTGAGCTTGTTCGCCTGTCACCTTTTCTTTGATGGTTTCTGCCACCAACTTCTGGTGAGCGGCCTTGGCCTGTTCGCTCATCGCTTTTACCATCTCGCCAACGACCTCAGCGGGCTTCTCGGGCTTCTGTTTGTTATAACCCAGAGCCTTCCAAACCTCGGCCATCTCGCCGGCGATCTTGAGGGCTTCGTTGGTGTCGGTGTCTTTGCTGAAGCCCAACGCAGCGGCCAGGTCAGCGCCGTACTCGGCGGCCGTTTTGAACTTCTTCAGCTGCTCACCAGCGAAGAGTTCGACCACCTGGTCTTTGGTGTAGCCCATCTCACCAACGATGGACTCCAAGTTGGTTTCGCCTTTGGCCACTGCAGCACGAATGGCCACCAGCATCTCCTGAATGGTCATGTTCTCATCAGCTCCTTCTGTGCTTATTTCCCCGGATACCGGGGTATAGATGATCTGCTCCTTCACTTCCACAGCATCGTTACCCAGGACTACCTTGCCATCCACAACACCATAGCCAACCTTAAACCACCTAGAGGCTCCGCCTTTTTCGATCTCTACGATGCAGTGGTCATCGTACACTCGGCGCACCCAAACGAAATTCTCGGGTTCTTTGAACTTGGTGCGCAAGACCATCAGTAACGCTTCTCTTAACCCTTCGTGACTGCCATCGTAAGCCATCGAAGAAGCCCCAGATGCAGGGATGGCTTCCATCTCCCCGGTGGGCACATAGGTTATCTGCTCCACCACTTTGACAACATCTTCCCCTAGCACAACACGACCATCTGAAATTGAGTAGCTTACTTTCGCAAACTCTTTGGGGCCCGTAGAGGGCTCCATTCCAACGATCACATGGTCAGCAAAAAGACGATGGACCCAGGCGTGGACATCTTTGTTGCCAAACCTGGTTCGCACCGCCCCAAAGAGAGCCTCCCTTAACCCCTCGAAACTACCATCCCAACCAACTAGACTCACATCAAACTCGCCAGCAGTAATACCATCCATTTCCCCGACAGCAACAATTTCGGTGGGCATTCCTGCCCTATGCAGCGGTGTCCAATCAATGGACAACGGTTTGTAGCCGACTACATGAACCTCTCCACCAACATTCTTTAGCGTGGGCATGCCGAAGATCGACACTTGAGTGACCCTTTTGGAGCGGATCCACCGTTTGAGGTCCGCGGCTGCCTTGTCCACCACACCCCTAAAGTAAGCCTTGCCGTTTTCCCACTTGGCTCCTACCCAGTGGGTGACGGGCGTGGGAAACTCGGTGTCCACATTGTCCGGCTTCTGGTGCCCGAGGAAGCCAGATAGAGTGTGCTGGTTCACGAAGTTAACGATATCCTGCAAGCTCTCGCCCGTGTAGAACCAGCCGCGCTTGGACTTACTGGTTGGGACACTCACTACGACCTCAAGCGGGTCATCATCCCCGGCCTTGATAGCCTCCAAGTCAACCCCGGGGGCCAGAGGAATGTCTGCCGGCTTCATTCCACCGAGGGCAGCATCGAGGATAGACATCTCTCCCTCTACCAAGCTGGCGGGAGGTTCCTCTTCCAGCTCCTGATAGTGCCTCCGCAAGTGGGCCCTGGCCGCAGCTTTCTGATCATCCGTCAGGCTGGTGTTGGCGGATAGGTCAGCAGCCGCCTTAGCAAGGGCAAACTTGTTCAGCACCACATCGCCTTCATCCGTCACTTCGTGATGAAGGCCGAAGACATGTTCCGGGCCGAAGTCTTCGCCTATGGGCGATGTCACCACCGCATATGCTTCTTGGATAGCTTCCTTGGCACCGCCGATTCCCTGCTCCAGGCCCTTTTTGAGTTTGGGCCACACGTTTGTGGGCTCCCAGGCCTTGATGGAAACGGTGTCTTTGATGGTGAATACGCTAATCGGTATTGGTGTCACCCCCTTTCAAAGAAACCAAAATGACGGCCAGCTTCTCTGTCATCCGTGGCCAAGAGCTCTCCCTTTTTCAGCGGAGGCGGCCACCCTCTTGAGGCTCCAAACACAGCAAGAACACCACAGCTACAACAAACATCCCGACCCAGAACGCAGTCATGTCAGCACCCCCTCGATCATGGCATCAACAGCCTGGCTTACCATCTCGAGCATCCGCTCGGCACTGGGGAGGTAGACCTCAAGCAGATCCGGTTGGTCTTTGTACTCCCGCCACAACCGATCAACGTTCTGACGAGCTTCCTTCTCGATCTCCCGCAGTTTCTTGAGCGACTCAACTCTCGCTTTTAGTTTTGATCGTGGGAAGGCGATGATATCAAGGTCGCCAAGTTGACGCATGTGTCTGTCCACAGACTCAGAGGCAGCCTTCCTTGCCGCTTCCCTGACCTGTTCCACGGTCGGGTTTTCTCCAAGATTCTTCAAAGGGTCTCTTTGCTTTTGCAGGTTAGACTCGGGCCCCCACGTTTCGTCTGCCTCACCTTGGTTCTTGAGCTTGGTGGCCGAGATCTCAC